TAATGAAACTGCAAGATCTGGCCGCGCCACAAAAAACCAAACAAGTCGCTAAAGTGATGGAAAGTCACTTTGGTCAATCAGTTAGCTTTGAGTCAATTTCAAAGCGTCAAGCACACACAATGTTAAATCGTGTACGTGGCCTGATCAGCGAGCATCGCCGTCAACCTGAGTTTCACAGCAGTGAGCAAAATCCTGCTTATTTGAAATTGGTCATGATGGAACAGGCTTTGGCCAGCCGGCTCAGTGAGCAAGATGTTGCTCCAGTGGCAGGACAAACAGCCACTCCTGGACAAACTCCTCAACAAGCAGCTGCATTACAATCACAACAGCAAATGCAAAAACGCAAACAAATTCAAGATCAGCTTCGTGCCATGGATGAAGAAGATGCAGATCGTCGTAAACAACGTGCTGACCTACAAAAACAATTGAGCATGGCCGAAAGCACACATAGCTTGCGTCGTAAATTAAAAGAATCAGAAGTTCAACAGGCTCAAGTTGTACTAGCGTCACAAGACATGGTTGACCAAGTACAAAAGATGATTGAACAAGTTACTTCAATGCAGTTCAAAGATTTGCCAGCTCTAGTTGATCAAATCAAGAACGAAGTAGGTGTTGACCAAGCTCAACAATTCAATGCAGATGCCACTGCTGCTCTAGCAGGTCTGACACAGAACTTGCAAGGTTCCAAAGGTCAACTAGAAACAGCATTGGGTGTTGTTACTGGTCAAGCTCCGGCAGTTCCTGGTGCTGACATGGCTCCTGCAGAAATGCCTGTGCCCGACATGGGCGCAGAAGAATTGCCTGCTCCGGCTCCTGAAGAGGAAGAAGAAGTTTCTGACTTAGAAGTTAGTTTGGGGCGCGGCAAGAGATAATGCGTTTACGTGAGTTTGCTGATCCTGATGCTACCAAGCTGTTGGCATTGACCACTTGGTTGGCAGACCGTGCCAAGGATGAAAACGCACAGGGTCAAATCAGCCAAGATGCATTTATCAAAGCAGCCAAAAGTCTTGAAGTAAATGTCACCAAAGAAAATCTAGGCGAACTTATTGCCAAAGACCCTCTTCGAAATGTGTTAGAACCATTAGATCCAAATTCCGGTGTGGTACGATTCAAAGGCGAATTAGAAACTGACGCAGGCATGACAGTGGATCAAGCCCGAGCCACAGTAGATTCCAACGCCAAGGCCGCATTAAAGCGCCGAATGAAATAACCAAAACGGTTGTAAATACTCAAGCAATATGTTATACTATCCTTAAGGAGATACCAACATGGCCTATTCAGAAAAAGTACTGGATCACTACGATAATCCACGCAACGTGGGCAAAATGGATGCCACAGATCCCACTGTGGGCACAGGCACTGTGGGTGCGCCAGCATGCGGCGATGTCATGCGATTACAAATAAAGGTTGAAGATGGTATTATTACGGACGCCAAGTTCAAAACTTACGGATGTGGATCAGCAATTGCTAGCTCCTCACTCGTTACCGAATGGGTCAAGGGCAAATCAATTGAGGAAGCAGGAACAATTAAGAACAGCCAAATTGCTGAGGAACTCGCGTTGCCGCCTGTTAAGATCCACTGTAGCATCCTGGCAGAGGATGCGATAAAAGCTGCCATAGAAGATTATAGGACCAAACAAGGAGAAGTTAAATGAACACCGTAGTTTATAGAACTGCAGAACAGATCAATTCAGCCATGTTGAATGTGTACAACAACATGTTCTTGGCTGTGGTCAATTCAATGATTGTGAGCATGTTGGTAGCATCAAGTCCGGCCCTGATGCAGTTTTTGTTTACAGGTGCAATGAAATGGATTGTGATGTTTGCACCATTGATAGCAATTTTGGGATTGAGTTTTGGTATGAGCAAAATGACTCGCAGTCAAGCACAACTGGCCCTGCATGGATTTGCCGCACTGATGGGACTGAGCTTTGCCACAATCTTTGTGGTATTCTCCATTGGTAGCATTGTAGGAGCATTCATGGCTTCTGCTGTGTTGTTTGCTACCATGAGCTTGTATGGTTATTTTACACGTCGTAGTTTAGACAGCCTGGGTCAGTGGATGTTTGTGGGATTGATTGCTATTATAATCGCATCAATCATCAACATTTTTGTTGGTAGCTCAGTGGCACAGATGGTAATATCTGCTTTGGCCATTGTGATCTTTTTGGGACTCACTGCTTACGATACACAAAAAATTCGCGAACTGGTCAGTGTAGACCATAACGGCAACACCGAAGTTGTGGGTGCGTTGACACTGTATTTGGACTTTATTAACTTGTTCTTGAATTTGTTGCAACTATTTGGTGGACGAAAGGAATAAACATGATAACAATAACTGAAACAGCACAGGCAAAAATTGCTGATTTATTAGCAGAAGAAAATAACCCAAAACTAAAAGTACGAGCATTTGTACAGGGTGGTGGTTGTTCGGGATTCCAGTATGGATTTACCTTGGATGAAGAAACCGGCGAGGATGACTTTGAAGTCAGCGGAGTGTTGGTAGACTCAATGAGCATGCAGTATCTTGCCGGTGCTGTGATAGACTACAAAGACGATATCAATGGCAGTAGTTTTTCAATCTCTAATCCCAACGCACAGACAACCTGCGGCTGTGGATCAAGCTTCTCGGCATGATCGCAGTTACTCCAGCAGCTGCCAGCAAAATAGCACGCAACCTAGATCGACGTGGCGGCGGCCTGGGCATACGCATAGGTGTACGCACCACTGGTTGCTCGGGCTTGGCCTATGTATTAGAGTATGTAGACGAGTTAACACCTGGCGATGATGTTGTGGTGCAAGATGGATTCAGCGTTGTCATCAACAAAAAAGATCAACCCTATTTAAATAATTTACAAATTAATTATGTGCGTCAAGGTCTCAATGAAGGCTTTGAATTTATTAACCCTAACGAAAAAGATCGCTGTGGTTGTGGCGAATCATTTAGAATTTAGAATTTAAAATTGTATAATCCAAAATTTAATTACACTCCGGTGCCAAGAGTAGAAGTCAATGGCAAACGCTTTTATGCCACGCCTGACGGCAACAAGTTGCCCAGCGTGACAACTATTTTAGATAAAACCAAGCCCGCTGAAAAAATGAAGGCATTGCAAGAATGGCGCCGACGTGTAGGCGAACAAAAAGCCCAACAAATTACCACAGAGGCTGCCAACCGCGGCACACGCATGCACACCTACTTGGAGCAATATGTAAAGACAGGCGAGCTCAAAGACCGTGGCACCAATCCATTTAGTTGGGCCAGTCATGCCATGGCGCAAACAGTGATTGATCAAGGCGTAACTGGGCGAGTTGACGAATTCTGGGGCTATGAAGTTCCGCTGTATTTTCCTGGTATATATGCTGGCACCACAGATGCCGCAGGTGTGCATTTAAAAGAAGATGCTATCCTGGACTACAAGCAAACCAACAAGCCCAAAAAGATTGAATGGATTGAGGATTACTTTCTACAGCTATGTGCCTATGCAGAAGCACACAATGAGTTGCATGGTACCACGATCAAAAAGGGTGTTATTTTGATGTGCGTCAAACCCGAAACAGATGACATGGGCAATGTGCTAACTCAACCTGAATATCAGGAATTTTTGTTAGAAGGCACAGAATTTGAACGGTATCGCAAGCTCTGGTGGCACCGTGTAGAGCAGTTTTATCTGCTAAATACGTGATCGGAGATTAACAGATGGCTATTGTACAAATATCGCGTATTACCCAACGCAAAGGGCTTCAAGAAAACTTACCACAATTGGCTGGTGCTGAATTTGGCTGGTCAATTGATGAACGTAGATTGTTTATTGGTAACGGTACACTGCAAGAAGGTGCTCCTGTAATCGGTAACACAGAAATTCTTACAGAATTCTCAGATATTTTAGCGTTTCAAACCAACTATACCTACAGTGGACAAACTGCCGCTGGATATGCCGCACAAACAGGACCCACGGCCGGAACACCGATTAGCCAGAGTCTACAATCATGGTTAGATCAATTTGCAAGTGTTACTGATTTTGGTGCAACCGGTGATGGTGTAACCGACGATACCGATGCTATTAATCGTGCTCTGTATCAATTGTTTTGCCGAGAAGTTAATCCACAGATTCGCCGCAGTTTATTTTTCCCTGCTGGTGTTTACCGTGTTACTAGTTCAATTTTAATTCCGCCCTATGCCACATTATGGGGCGAAGGTGCTGACAATTCTGTTATTACGTTA